ATGCGCTATTTGTCAGAGGTCTCTAGCTGAAAAGTGTTTCGTGGCTACCGTTTGCCTTACTCATTCACTTCACTGACTGCTGGTGTTCGATTGTCTTCCTTCGCGTGACCAGCACCGCCTGCATCGGCCGTTTCGAATTTTTGCACTAGCAGGCTCTTTTTCTACCTGCTGCGTCCGGGTTTAGTACTCCATGGCCCGGATTCTGAAATTGTTTACCTTAGAGGAACATTAGGTTTCTCCTTAAAATCATTAAGGAGAAGTATAAGGCAAAATTTAGGCAAACGCAAGGAAAAAGTTAGGAATACCTAAATAAATCTTTCGAGGATTTTTAGGTATAGATGGAATAAACGAGTCGCAGATAACAAAAAAGCCGCTCTCGCGGCAATAAAAAACCGCCCGGAGGCGGTCTTGGATGAGAACAATTAGGCAGCTAGAGAGTTAGCGAACTTCTCTCTAGAGTCCCAGGGAATCGGTGTTGCATCGTAGCTATTGAATGCTGTTTTAAAGATAGCATCGTCCTTGTTTTCTGGCTTTCTATAAATTACATAGAAAGAGGCTTCTCGTTCTGCTTGAATGTCAGACCATGAAAAAAGCGCTAAACGTGCGGCATCGGAAGTAGGACGATTTACTAACTTGATGAGGCGTTCGTTGGAATTCTTTGAGCGAGGAATTGCAAAATCAAAATAATTTTGAAATTGCGAGCGACCTACTAAAGTAACCCTAGGCGTATAACGAATTTCCAGGGAATCAAGCCAAGCTTCAACATCTTCAAAAAAGAATGCATCTGGATTAGAGTGCTTAGCCGAATAGAAAATATCGTCAACAGACATGATGGCTTGCAAGAGAGAATGCTTCGCTAAGTAAAAATTTTCCTTGCTTGCATCAACAAATAAATCATCCCCCTCTAATCTCACTCCGACCCCGTTTATTGTCTGCGTAAGGAGTTTTTTTCTACGTCCTTTTCGAATGTCACATCCACTCATTTCTAGGTCTGCAATTGTTTCCCCAAGATCTGTAAAGCGAATGCCGCCATTGTCTAACGGTTGAATATAGATTTGTATAAAGTCATTATGACGATTTAAAAAGGGCGTAGTAATCTCCATCACTTCATTGATTTGTCGACAAGAAGTGTTATCCATTAGCCATTTGTAATAGCCTTGAATTAGCCCTTTCATGTCATTGGGCTGGATTAAACACGAGTCCATAATTAACTGGTGGAGGAACCACTACATTGCAAAATTTTAAAAAATCTTCATAGGTTTGTATAGGATTACCAATGTCCGAAAAAGCCTCTTTTGGTAACTCCACAGCGTATCGGTCTCCATATTCTTCTGAATATAGATGAAGATGCGGCGATCCAATTCTTTTTCCATCTGGATTCAAATGAGGCGCTCCATAATCCAAGCGGGCTAAAACATAGCAGTTTCTAGCCCTCGTCTGGAAGGTGTAATAGAGCACCACCTTCTTTTGGTTTACCATCACAATGAATTTTTCTTTTTTGTCCTTTGAAAATAAATCGTATTCGATCCTTCCTCCAACGGAAGGAAAGTTGATGACTGTTTCTCCTGTGTAATGCTTAGGGAGTTTTAATAAATGTTCAGCGACTTCTTGTTCTAAAACGGTCATGTTTTTTCTAAATACGCTTGAGTTTCTAAATTGAATCCCTCGCGTCTCACCTAAAATATGAGGTTATTCGTATCTTTGAGGTTCATCGGGTTAAACCGATCCAGATCTTTCTATGACTTCTCCAATGATCTGAACTTGCTCAGTGTCCGCAGGTTTTATGGTTTCATCTGGAAAATTAGGATTTTCTGAATGAACCATTATTGAGCCGTCAATCTTTCTATAGAGCCTCTTAACACGTAAGGCATCCCCAAAAACAAAGGCATAGATTCGACCATCGATAATCTCTGTTTTCGAGCAGTCGACTAGGACAACATCGTGGTCGAGCAAAAGAGGTTCCATAGAGTCCCCCTTCACTTTGAACCGTTTGCAGTCTTCTGGGTTGACGTTTTTCCTCTGGAACCAAGAGCGGCGGTAAGCGGCTTTATATTCAGAAGCAAGTTCTTCTAACGTTGAATTTTGCTCAAAGCCAGCTGCGAATCGAATTTTGTATTCGGGAATTTCTACCCAATCGTCGTCATCACAGACTTCTTCAGTCACCAGCACATTAGGGGACTTCATCGGACCGTTACCAGTTGCCAACCACGTTGAAGAAACACCCAGCAATTTGGCAACCTTAGGAAGATAAATAGATTTGATGCTTTTCGATTTACCTGTAAACCAATCGGAGACGGAAGCTGGAGAGATCGAACATAACCTAGCGATGTCACTTTTCTTTAAACCGGAATCACTTAACGCCAAGGTTAAACGCTCTGCCAATGTTGTTTTTTCGTTCATTTGCGTAACCCTTTCTTTATTAGGTTTTCCTAACATATTCTAAAGAAAATTATTTAGGCGCATTGATTAAGTTATTCGGAAAACCTTATAATTGAATAAGGCAAAATTTAGGGAAGCTTTAACCATGCGAAAAAGAACCGATATTCATACCGCTCGCCTAATTGTCGACTCTTTGGGCGGAACAACGGCTGTTGCGAACATTTGTGAAGTCAAACCTGCCAGCGTCTCCGGATGGCTGAAATCTGGAATGCCAGAAGGCCGTCTTTTGTTTTTACAGAAAAAGTTCAAACGCGTTCCGGTGATTAAACACGCTGTCGCCAACTAATTGGGAGTCAATATGGCTCGCTATAAAAAAATTGACGTCCGAATTTGGAATGACGCGAAATTTAACGCCCTGAGTTCTGACGCTCAACTTATATTTTTGTACCTTCTCACGTCGCCCCAAACAACGATGTTGGGCGCTGTCCCTGTAGATAAACATACGGTATCGAGAATTTTAAAGTTTGACGATATACGGTATGGCATAGGGTATAAGCAACTATCCCAATACGGTATGTTGGAGTACGACGAGGCTGGAATTTTCTGGATTAAAAACTTCCTGAAATACAACCCGCCGGAGAATCCCAAGGTCGTAATTTCTTACGCTTCTTTATTAGACCTTTTTCCGGAATGTCCTTTATTAATAAAGATTGCTAAATCAGTGCTGAGGGCTTGCGAGGCAAGGGGAGACTCCTATGTAAATGCCTTACATCCGGAGTTCAAAAAACTTGCTAAATACGATATAGCAAAGGGTATGCCATACGGTATCGCATACGGTATGCCATATCAGGAACAGGAACAGGAACAGGAACAGGAAATATATACAGGCACCGAAAAGAGCGAAAAGCAACCTGAGCAGGTCGAGAGTTTCGCGGGGCGTGTATCTGAAGAACCTTCTTTTTCAAAAACCGGTCCAACAGAGGAAGAACTTCCGCTTTTGAATGCAGAAGAAGTGGAAGGCAGTGAGTCAACTGTTTCCAAAACGGAAAAGGTTCGGAAAAGTGAAAAAGCCAAAAATGAATCGTCTTCACTTCAAAAACCCGATGACGTTCCCATTGACCGTTGGAATGATTTCCTTGCACACCGTAAGGCGATAAAAAAGCCGTTCAACTCGTACGCCCTCAAGCTCATGCAGACCGAATGTAAAAAAGCAGGATGGACCATGACCGAGGCAATCGAGCGAGTTTTGGCGGAAGGATGGACTGGTTTTAAGGCGGAATACGTCAAAGACGAATGGAAAAATCCCAATGCGGTGTGGGTCACGGCTGCCGAATACAACAAAGAACTGCCTCCCGTTACGTATTCGATCGGTGCTAGAGACATGTTCATCGAAAAACTCCATGCGGGAATGAATGCATTCGACATTAAGGACCTCCCGAACCATAAGGAGCAGAAATGATGTTTGCCGCTGCCGCCGTTGTTCGAGATGATCAGGGCAGAACGTTCTACGAACATCCTGATGCTTTTACGACTACTCAGCTGGTTTTCTTTCCTCGACTAACCGATAGCGAACTAGAGCTCTACCAAGCTGATGCGATTTATGAGGATGAAATCGAGGTGCTGCCCAGAAGACGTCCTCAGGTTCCGACGATACTGTTTACGTTCTGCGACGAACCCAATCACATCAAGGCCGAATTTCTCCGAGGCAAGACTGTTCTGATCGACTTTATCGATGTCGACGATACACCCGAACTCAGAGAAACCGTCCGTCGTTGGATGCTCGAAATTCCCAAATCCCTACCCGCCGCCGTTGTCGTCTCGGTGATGTTCAAAAACAAACAACTTATTGCGTGGAAATTTGACTATGAATCCAAAAAATACAAGCGTTTCGCCTGAGCTTGATGACTACTGGGGCGATCCGACGGGCGGAGCCGAGATAGAAACATCGCTCGCCGACTACGAGAGCAGGGCGTGCAAGACACCTGAGTTTTTCATCAACAAAGATGTTCTCGAGTTCAAAAACGATTTTCAGAACTATTTGGAAGAAAAGAAGACTCATGTCTCCAAGTTCACGCTTCCCTTTACTCAAACGAATGAAGGCTGTGTCGGGCGTCCGATAGATTTTGAATTTCGTCCGGGAGAACTGACGGTCTTGGCCGGTGAAAACGGCTCCGGCAAATCTCTTTTGCTGGGGCAGATCGGACTGCATCTAATTTCCTGCGGAGCCTCTCTGTACATCGCTTCTTTTGAGATGGCGCCGGTTAGAACGATTGAACGCATGCTCATGCAAACAGTTTGCAGTCAGGACAAGCGAAAGATTGAAGCGCCGGATGTCGATCTGTTTTTTCGACAATTTGCCTCAAAAATGCGAATTTGCGACTTGCAGCGGAAAGTCACGCCTAATGAACTGCTGCGCCTGCTGGATTCCGCCGTCCATGACTACAAATCGAACATCCTCTTTGTCGATTCTCTGATGATGTGCGTTAGAGACGATATGGACAAGAAGGAAACCGACTACGTTATGGGAAAACTGGTCGAGTTTGCAAAGGTCAACAACGTCCACATCGTGGTAGTTGCCCATTGCCGAAAGCGTGGAGACGGCGGTTCAAAAACCTATTCGGTGTTTGATTCTGCGACGAAAGAATCCATTAAGGGAAGCTCCAATATCACCAACATTGCATTCAACGTTTTTGTGTTGGCCCGCGATTACAGCAAGGTTCAAAAGAAGGCTGAAGGAAAAGATGTCGATGACACAAAACCCGATTTTGTCTTGAACCTATGCAAGCAGAGAAACGGGGCGTGGGAGGGGTTCATCAAGCTTTGGAGAGACAACGCCAGTCTGAATTTCTGCACATCGTGGACGCGTGTTCCGGTGAGGCCGTGGCTGGAGCTAACACAGTCAGAGCTTGCGCCTGAACCCTACTTTTAGGAGGTCTTATGTCTGAGAGTGCATGGCAGTTGCTGATGATCATTTTGGCGCCGGTGGTCTTCGTGAATCTGGTGCTGTTCGGGTTGCTGGTGAGAGCCGTATTTGAACTAAGACGGGAGGGTAAAGATGAGCTTTGACGACCTTGCGTTTTTATCTCTGTGCTTCACATGGGCTTTGATATTAATTTTAGTTGCGTTGATAACTGAGGATTGATGTATATGGTCGGATGTTGTCTTTACTGCGCTCACGCCGCTTCGTACTGGATTGACGGTGCCGGTAATAAACGCGTTCCGCCGGTTAAATCATTCGGAGACATGAACGTCTACTGCCACCATCCGGATAAAGGCGCCGGCATTCAGTGCTATCCGATTTCGTTCACACGGTGCTCAGTTTTTGAACGGGACACGGATGAGCGCATAGAACGCAGAAGAACATTTTTCTCTCAATTCGATAGATACCGCCTTCACGCTGAGTTAATCGCTCAGAGACGCTAGACGGCTGTTTAAACAACATTTAACCAACGGGGAAAACAAATGGAAGTTACTTTGATTGTTATTGCAGTTACTCAGATTTTTTTATCTATAGCGATTGTTTTCCTAAGTCTTACCCAGAAAGACATTCGCAACTCGATGCAAAGCTTGTTGAAAATTTTCCGAGAATTGGATGGTTACAAGCGACGCAACGATTAAGGAGCGATCTATGACCTTACTCTTTGCCAAGTTTTCTGAGAACTTCTTCGCTCTCCCTTATCGGAGTAATCCATGTGTTGACCATGGTGTTGATCATTCTGGACATTGCTTCGGCAATCTCAAAGGAGTCTTCTCCGGAAAGATCGATTTCTCCGGAATGCGCGTGCTCGTTCCCGGCCAGCCTGCAAGCATTGCAAATTCGCTGGAAGGCCTGAGAGATCCCAATGGTCTCGATCTTCTTGTAAAGCTTATCGGACTTTTTGAAGCCCTTAACGTTTTCGTTCTCCCCGTACCAGTCAACAATTCGCTCAAGACTGACTCGCAGGAGAGCACACGCCGCACGCGGGGAAAGACCGATGATGGCTTGAGCTTCGTTAAAAACTTCTTTGGCATCTTCGGGCATATCAGGAGCGGGGAGAATTCCACTTCTGAGAGGAAATGCAAGCCTTCCGTTTTCCCAGTAACTGAATTTCTCGCAACTCAAACAACAGGTGACGAAACGATCCGGATGGTAGTGGATGTCAGAACCGCCGCTACGGTTAAAAACGTTCCCGGAAATTCTGAAATTGTCGAAAGATTTTCCAGTAACAGTATCGAAAGAAGGCTCATTACAAACTTTAGCGTTAGTACCTTCTACAACAGGACAAACAACGAAAACTGTCTTAGTTCCGCAGTGCGGGCATATGTAGGAGCTTGGCATGACTGATTATTTCCTTGGAGCAAAAGAACAAATGAAACACATTGACATTGTAAAAAATAGAACTGCATGCATAAACACTGTTTTCAATTCGATTGAAGAGGCTAAAAACACCCTTAAGAAACTAGAAGAGATGGCTGCGCAGAGGGCAGACGGCCGAGTTCTAGACATTCATGAAGTCGGAGTAACAAGCCACAAGCTGAGAGGATGCGTGGATCGCATTCTTGTCGGACTGGTGGAATCTCAGACGGTTTCTGAAAATCAATTGCGGGAATAGATGATGGATGACACTGACGAATCATCAGGCGGATCTGTTCGGAGATTCCATTCTCTATTGCCCAAGGAAGCCTAAAGAGTTCTCCGAGAAAGCATCCAGCCTCGAAAGAGAGAAGGCAAGGTACGACGAGAGCTGTGAGTACAGGAAGCAATTGCTCGAGTTAAGGGCGAATATCAGGAGTTTTTCCGATCTAAGCGTTAAGCCGTCAACGGTTTCTCTCTCGGATAAGTCTGCCCGGGTAGGTGAATCAAGTCCGCACGCCAAGTACACGGACGTTGAGTTGATTCACTGCTTTGATCTCAGGCTTGCAGGTCTTTCCTTGCGGGAGATATCACGCAAGATGGATATACCTGTCCGGACACTCAGAGACATCTTCTCAGGAAATCGGCGCGCTGTCATGCCTACCCAATTCAAATAACAACCATACCCAGGAGGGAACAACAATCATGTCCATGATGAGATTTAAAAGCACGGATGATCCTGCATACAAGGAACTTCTGGCCAAAACAAAAACTAAAGCAGGCCCCATTGTCTTGAAGAAGATCAGCGGTTTTGTCGGAGGCAAAAAGAACGGGTTTGCCAAGGGCCGAATGAAAGCCGGGCAGATGAACGAGACAGAGAAAGCTTATGCCGCCTACCTAGAATCCGAACGTATCGCAGGCAGGATCAAGGCTTACTGGTTCGAGTCCATAAAGCTCAAAATCGCCGAGGATACTTGTTGGTATAACCCCGATTTTCTTGTGCTTACGGCTGAAGATCAGCTTGAACTGCATGAGGTTAAGGGATCGCCCAAGTTCTTCGCAGACGACGCGAAAGTGAAGACGAAGGTCTGCGCGACTGAGTACCCTTTTCGCATGCTCGTTGTTTATCCGGAGCGTGGTAAGGGGTGGACTTATCAGGAGTTTTGAGCGATGCCCCAAAGAAATGAAATTCAGACCAACACGAAGGCTACCTTAGGGACAGCAACCCTGCTGCCGAGAAGGGCTGCGGAGTATCTGCAGCAGGCGGCCGAAGAAGCAAAGGCTCTGCCGCCTGAGTCAATGCGGCGCCGGCAAGTTATCGACAAAGCAATCATTCTGGTGAAGCGTGAGTTCCCCGAATTCTTTTTCCGTTAAACGCATGATTGCCGTGTCTCGATTGGGCGTCCCGATCGGTGAGGATTCGCCTCATGCGAAATACACCGACAGGGAAGTTGATCTTGTCCTGCAGTTGCGCGGCGAGGCATTCAGTTATCGGCAAATTGCCCGGATGATGGAAATGCCTCGTAGCACCGTCTTTGCCATCTGCACGGGATTGATCCGGGGAAAGATTCCTCACGCATATCGGAGACAGAAGTGACCAGAAAGCTCACAGCTATGCAGCGCAAATTTGTCAATGGATATCTGAAAGGGATGACGGCTACTGAAGCGGCTAGAAAGGCAGGCTACTCGCCGAAAAACGCCGGTAATGTCGCCAGCGAACTACTTGGAAAACCCTTAATCATTGCAGAGATAGAAAAGCGCATGAAAAAGATTAACGAGAAAACAGATTACACAGTGCAGAAGTGGCGGGAAGAGCTTCTGGAGATCCGAGAAACTTTGTCGGAGAAAATCCCCGTTTATCAGAACGAAGACGGCGAAGTGATCATGGGCCTCAAGGATGCACCGTCTCTGCTTAAGGCTTATGACATGCTCGGCAAACACTTAGGCGCCTACTCGAAAGACAACGAGAGCAAGTTAGAAGGCAAGATCGAGTTTGTTTGGGATGACGGCAAGAAGCAGACGGAGACGGAAGAATGAAAGTCGTGATTCCCTATCGTCCCCGCTTTCCCCAGGACGAGATTCACAAACAGCTCGAGACGCATCGATTCTGTGTTCTTGTTGCTCACCGACGCCTAGGGAAGACCGTGCTGTCGGTGAATCACCTCATCAAGCGGGCTATTACAGACCGCAAAGAGCGTGGCATGTATGCCTACCTTGCTCCATTCCGTAACCAGGCCGAGCAGATCGCTTGGGGATACCTGAAGCATTACACATCGCAAATCCCTGCAATCTCGATCAACGAACAAAAGCTTTCGATTCTTTTGCCTAACGGTGCAACGATCCGGATCTTCGGTGCTGATAATCCCGACGCTTTAAGAGGCATGTACTTTGACGGCGTAGTGATCGATGAGGTTGCGCAGATTAAGCCGACCCTTTGGGGAGAAGTGATTCGTCCGGCACTGGCTGACAGAAAAGGATGGGCCGCTTTCATCGGAACTCCCAAAGGCATCAACCTCTTCTCTCAGTTATACGATCAGGCTTTGAACCTCATGAGCAAAGGTGATCCGGACTGGATCGCGATGCTTTATTCCGTTGAGCAAACTCATGTCATTGACGAAAAGGAGTTGGCAGCGCTCAAGGTAGAAATGTCTGAGAACGAGTACCGGCAAGAGTTTCTCTGCGACTTCTCTGCCGCTCAGGACAATGGTCTTATTCCGATTGACGATATTCGGGCCGCGGCCAATAAGTTCTATCGGGAGAGTGAGTACATGGGCGCTCCGCTTATCTACGGCATTGACGTTGCCCGCTTCGGATCGGATGCCTCGGTCATCTTTAAGCGCAGAGGGCTAGTAGCCTTTGAGCCGATTGTTATCCGGAAGTTTGACAACATGGCATTGGCTGATCGCATTGCGGTAGAAATGGCCAAAGAAAAACCCGAGGCCGTATTCATTGACTCCGGCGCCGGGCAAGGCGTGATCGACAGACTTCGCCAGATGCGATTTGATGTCGTGGAAGTTCCCTTCGGAGCGCAAGCCATCGACAAAGAGCAGTTCGCAAACCGCCGCATGGAGATGTGGTGGCACATGGCCCAATGGATTAAGCAAGGCGGTGCGATTCCTCCGGATCCCGTTCTGCAGGGTGACTTGGGCGCTCCGACTTATGGCTACACACCCAAAGGCCCTAAGATTCTCGAGGCCAAAGACAAACTCAAGGAACGCATCGGACGATCTCCGGACTTAGCAGACGCTTTGGCTCTGACCTTTGCCGCTCCCGTGGCTCCTAAACTTTCCCGAAGTATGGAGCGCGCCATCTACGGCGTGAATGATTCCTACGATCCCCAGGAAGCCTTTGAATCCGAGTATTGGAACTCATAACACCGTCCATAAACCCTGCGCCTGAGCCTAGACAATGGGCTCATGAAAATCATTGACGCGTCCTTAGTTGAAATCATTGACCGTTGCCGTGAGCTTATTGACTCGGCAATGTCGGAGGCAGGCTTGCCTAACCGCAGGGCAGTTCCGGATCGTTCGATCTACCGAATCTTAAGCGAAGGCACAGACTCCTTCGGCCTCATTGTTGAAGACCAAGGTAAGCCCGTCGGGTTTGCTTCTGTCTTTGTCTTTACGCACCAGCACAGCGGCGAAGTCTTCGCACAAAACGATGCGATCTATCTGTCGCCGGAATATCGCAATACTTCAATCGGCGGCCGCTTGGCAGTGCTGGCAGAACGTAAAGCAATCGAGGCAGGCGCCAAGTTTTTCCTATGGGACGTGCCCGAGGATTCTCCTCTGGCTAAGGCACTCGCAAAGAGAGTGCAGGGCAGAAAGCATCTTTTATTTTTTAAGGAACTTTGATCATGGGAATGACTGCAGCAGTTATCGCGGGCACATTAGTGGGTGCCGTGACTTCGGGGTTGAGCGCTTATGAGCAGAAACGTACCGGGGATCGTCAAACATCGGCCGCCAAAGAACAGCTTGCTCAGCAGCAGGCCTTGGCTCAGGAAGAAGATCAGGCCCGCAACAAAGCAAACCGCAAGCAGGCCGATCTTGACGGTCTTTTGGCAGACAACACGATTGACAACGGATTGGGATCCACGCTTCTGACAAACGGCAATGCGGCTCCCCTGAACCCTGGCGCGCTTGGCACCGGTTCCTCTTTACTCGGAGGCTGATCATGGGAGCAGTCTCATCTGTCGTTCATGCCGTGGGTAAGGTGGTCAAGCCTGTTGTGAAGGCGGCCGCCAACGTTGTCACTGCGGGGGCTTACAACCATATGCAGAACAAGGCTAAGGATCAGGCAAGGAAAGCACAGGCCCAAGCCGCACGCCAGCAGGCACAGGCTGAAGAGCAGCAGTCTCAGAACGCCAACATGGCAAACAAAAAGCATGCAAATGTCGGAGACACGGTTGTTGATGACACTCCGGAAGGAATGAGTGAAACGGTTCTGGCAAGTGAAGCGGCGCAGGATGAACGCTTCAAACTGCAGAAGAAACAGCTTATCGGGGGATAGTTATGCCCGCAGACATCAAGCTTATCAATCAGCGCTTTGAGAGCCTCAAACAGGAGCGCAGTTCCTGGGAGGATCTGTGGCGCGATATTCGCGACTACTGTCTTCCGGACTTAGGATGCTTCTCAGGTGAAGATGCAACTCAGGGCTCAAAGCGTTATCGCAAGATCCTCGATGCTGAAGCAATTGACTGCGCGGATGTTTTGGCCGCTGGTTTGCTCGGCGGCGTCTCGTCTCCTTCAAGGCCCTGGCTGCGTCTGACCACAATGGATCCTGACCTCGACAAGAATCCCGCTGTCAAAGAGTGGATGACGAAAGTTCAAGACCTTCTGCTTCTCTACTTCTCAAAGGCCGAATGCTACAACGCGCTTCACCAGAGCTATTTAGAGCTTCCTGTATTTGGTACTGCATGCACGATCGTTAAGCCTCATCCGGAACAGCTCATCTCCCTGCAGAATCTCACAATCGGGGAGTACTGGCTGGCTGAAGATGATTACGGAAAGGTCGATACGATGTATCGGCGCCTTTCTCTCACTGCTAAACAAATGGTCCAGCAATGGGGTTTTGAAGTCGTAAACAATGATGTTCGGCAGGCATTTGAGAAAGATCCCTTTGCCCGCTTCAATGTGATTCACGCGATTGAACCTCGAATTGAACGTAATCCGGATAAACGTGACAACAAGAATATGCCCTGGCAGTCTGTTTATTTTCAGGAAGGAGTGCAGGACAAAGTTCTCTCGGAATCCGGCTTTAGAAACTTTCCGGCACTGTGCCCGCGCTGGATGACCTCCGGCGGTTCGGTTTATGGCCGCGGACCCGGCGCCAAGGCTTTGAGCGCTCAGAAGTCCTTACAGAGATTGCACCTGAGACTCGCGGAGCTTGTGGATTACGGAACAAGGCCGCCGATTCTCTACCCGTCCACGCTTAAAGATCAACTGAGCCAGTTCAAGCCTGGCGGCCGCGTGGCGGTCAACCCGCAGGAAGCTCCGATCATCCGCTCCATGTGGGAAGTGCGAACCGATCCGCAGGCAATGTTGGCTCTGATTCAATCGACGCGTCAGGACATTCAGCGCATCTTCTTCGTCAACGTTTTTCAAATGATCGCGGCTACTGCGAATCAAACCGACCGCACCGCGACAGAGGTTCAGGCACTTGAGCAGGAAAAAGTGATGATGCTGGGGCCTGTGTTGGAGCGCCTGCACACCGAGCTTCTTGACCCGCTTGTAACAAATGCCTTTGGCTTCATGGTTGAGTACAACATGCTCCCGGAAGTTCCGGAAGAACTCTACGGCAGAGAACTTTCGATCGAGTACGTCTCTGTTCTGGCAGAAGCTCAGAAGAACGCATCGGCCAACGGCATTGTGAGAACGGCTCAACAGATTGGCCTTCTCGCTCAGATCAATCCCCAGGCAGTGGACAAGCTCGATGTGGATGCAACGATCGATCAGCTTGCAGACATGAACGGTGTTCCGCCGTCCTTGATTGTGACAGGACAGAAGGTTGCCCTTATTCGCCAGCAAAGGGCCGAGCAACAGCAGGCGCAGATGCAGGCCGCACAACTTCAGCAGGCAATGACAAGCCTCAAAGATCTAGGGCAGGCAGCTGACTCTCAGGGCCTGCAGGAAGCTTTCTCTGAAGAGGGAGCGCAGTAAGCGTCCATAAACCTAAAGGGCCCTAAATGACAATGACAGACATAGATGATCCGCTTCTCGAAATCGAACAGCGGGAGCTGGCTGAAAAGGCAGAGAAACAAAAACTCAAGGAGCTGGAGATTGCCATCAAGAAAACTCTTGAGACAGTCGAAGGCCGAAGGGTCTTTCAATGGATTCTCGACATGACGGCCGTCGACAGCTCGGTCACGTCTCAGGACATGACGCTGATGACAATAGCTTCTGCTAGGCGCGACATAGGTTTGCAAATATTGAATCGACTCAAGGGCATCAATCTCGAGCTGGTTCGCAGAATGGAGAACGAAAAACTAAATGGCTGATACCGCTGAAACCACCGTCAATGAAGCAGGCGCTGCCGCAACTGAAGGCAACGTTCCTCCTGCAGATCCTACTCCGGCACATCAGGAGGCGACACCTCCGGCACAGCCCGAATCCTCCGCTGAAACTCCTCAACCTAAGGACGAAGAACCTGAAGGCATGGGCGCAGACGAGGAAGAAGGCGAATCTAAAGAGGAAGCCGAAAAGAAGGAAGGCAACGACGTTTTAGGCGCGCCAGAGAAAGGTTACGACGAAACAGGCATTGAACTTCCGGAAGGCATTCAGCTCGATGAAGGAGCGATTGAGGCGTTCAAGAAAGAATGCAAGGACCTGAATCTTTCTCAGGCCGCTTACTCGAAACTGGTCACAAATATGACCTCTGTTTTGGCAAAGCGTGCGGAGGAACAGTCTGCTCAAGTCAAGCAGGCCCTGACTGCTGAAGCCAAGGCTGACCCTCAAATTGGCGGTGCGAACTACGCGGCCAACCTTAAGAGCGCAAGCCGCTTTTACGCAAAGTTCTTTGACGCTGAGACCCGCCAGTTCTTCGAGTCTGTCGGCCTCAATCGTCATGCAGGATTCATTAAAGGGTGCCTTGCCGCTCAGCAGGCACTCAGCGATGATGCCGTCGTAAAGGGCGGCAGGTCGGGTGAACTCTCAACAGCCGAGCGCGCCCGGGCTTTTTTCCCTAACTCAAAGATGAACTAATTTTTAGGAGTAATTACGATGGCTGCTGAATATCCAACACTGGTTGACCTCGCATCGAGACTTGACCCGAAAGGTGAGATTATTCCGATCGCTGAAGTCTTGTCTAAACGAGACCCGATTCTCAAACTCCTCAGATGGAAAGAGTGCAACAAGACGGATGGCTACCTTCATGCCATCCGAACTGGCATCCCTGAACCGACTTGGCGCCGCCTTTATCAGGGCGTTCAGCCGCAGAAATCCACGACCGCTCAGGTCACCGATACCTGCGGAAACGTTGAAATGTACGCTGAAGTCGATAAAGACTTGGCTGACGTAAACGGCAACACAGCCGCCTGGCGCCTGTCTGAGCAGAAACCGTTCTTTGCCGGTATGGGCAACGATATGGCAAAGACAATGTTCTATGGTGATATCGATGCCGAGCCGGACAAGTTCATGGGCCTTGCCGCTCGTTATAACGACACGAGCTCTACAACTCCGTCCTCTCGCAATGTCATTAAGGCTGTGAGTACCGGAGCTACGACCAAGAAAGTCACTTCGATCTTTATTGTGTCGATGGATCAGTTCTTCGGCATCTATCCGAAGGGATCCAAGATCGGTTTACAGCACACCGACAAGGGCCAGTGCACTCACATGAACTCCGACGGCTCCATGTATGAAGTCTATCGCGACCACTACAAGTGGCAGGCAGGTGCCGCGCTTAACGACTGGCGCGGTGTGGTTCGTGTCTGCAACATCCCGATCTCCGACGGAGCAGTCGACATGGGTTCCGAAGATCTAATCAAGAAACTGATCGTTGCAAAGAACCGTATCCCGTCAGACCTTCGCACAAATCTTCACCTTTTCTGTGCTGAAGAAGTGCATACCGCTCTTGAACTTGCCGCCTACGCCAAGAGCACAAACGTTCTCAAAGTTGTTGAAGCCGCCGAACAGTTCAAGACCATGTTCTTCGACATTCCGATCGAAGTGTCTGATTCCATCAGCCTCACAGAAGATCTTGTTTCGTAATAGGAGAAAAAGATGAGATTCGATTCCAAGCTTATGTTCAGTGACGGCCAGTCCCTTTCCGGGACTTCTGGAACATCAACAAACACTCTTGACCTGAACAAGGCCGGAGTTTCTGAAGGTGAACTCTACGTCATCTTGAGTGTTTCTGGCTCCGCTCTGCCGACCTCTATCGAGGTTCTCGGAGGTTCTGCCAGCACTTCTGTGACTGATACCGTAGCAACGGCTTACGGTACAGATACGGCAATCAAACTGCCGCAAGGCTGTCCGCGTTACCTCAAGCTGTCCTTTACCGGCACTGCAATGAGCTGCAAGGTAACAGCAGGCATCTCCCTTTGCGCATCCTCTCCGAAGGGCAAGCGCATCGGTGACTATGCAGCTGAGTAAACAGGATTATTCCTAGCGAGCATTTTGGGGGCCATGTGCCCCCTCTTTTTTAGGAGCAAACATGTCTTCGGTTGTCGACATCTGCAATATCGCTCTCTCGAGACTGGGGGACAGAGCGACAGTAACTTCTATCGATCCGCCTGAGGGAAGTGCTCAAGCCGATCATTGCAGGCGCTTTTATCCCATTGCCTTAAAAACTATCCTTGCCGCCTATAACTGGAGCTTTGCTACAACGCGCAAAGAGCTTGCACGTTTGACAGTAGAGCCTATCGGAGGCGGCTATGCATTTCCGATTCCTGCGGACTGTGTGAAGATCATTTATGCCTATCCGGTTGACGAAAATGGAAACGCAACTCGACAGACTCTTCATTACGTCCGAGAGCTGATCAACGGACAAGTCTGTTTGGTGGCAGAGCAGAAGCGTATATGGATTAGGTATATCACCACGGAGGTTAAGCCTGAAAAGTTCTCTGATGTATTTTCTGACGCCTTGGCTTTTCTCCTTGCCTCTAATCTTGCGGGCACTGTTGTTCCGGGGATGACGGGTGTGCAGATGGCGGCTGAGATGATGCGGTTTTACGAAGATAGACTGTTAAAAGCACAGGCTCAGGATGCAGTTCAGGACAGAGATCATCTGAGCTATAAGCCTGACTTTATCGGTGACTACGGTGACTGGGGGAGGGACGGACATGAGTGGCTCAACTAAAGTCCTTCAGCGCTCTTTTGCCGGCGGTGAAATTTCTCCGGAAATGTTTGGGCGAACAGACGATACAAAGTATCAGACAGGCCTTGAGACGTGCCTGAATTTTCTCTGCCGTCCCCAGGGCCCGATTGAAAACAGACCCGGCTTTGAGTTTGTGCGTGAGGTCAAAGACTCAAGCAAGAAGGTGCGGCTGATTCCGTTTATCTTTAACGCTCAGCAAACCTTCGTCATCGAGCTGGGGCACAAATACGCCAGATTCCATTCCTTCGGCGCAACGTTGATGAACGGCAATCAGCCATACGAAATCACAACGCCATGGGATGAAGATGATCTCTTTGAACTTGAGTATGTGCAGTCAAATGACATCATCACCGTGACGCATGAGGATTACGCTCCGACGGAGATCCGGAGGTATTCCAACACCGATTGGCGACTGGCGACGATCAGCTTCTCTTCAACTTTGGCCACGCCCACAAACGTGACCGCTGTCAGAGAAACGACTACGGGCAACGAGGATAAGAACGCCGACAAGTACACGTTCCAATATAAAGTCTCCTGCCTCAATGCTGATAAGACAATCGAAAGCGAACCGAGTGCAGCAGTCTCTTGTACCGCCAACCTCTATGCCACAGGTACGACAATCAAAATCTCATGCTCGGCCGTGTCCGGAGCAAGTTACTACCGCTTCTACAAGAATCAAGGCGGCATCTATGGTTACCTAGGAGACTCGGAAACCACATCGATCATCGATGACAATATTGCTCCGAAGACGGACATCACTCCTCGACGATATGACTCAGTTGTCTCTTCCGGAAATTATCCGAGCGCTGTAGGTTACTTTGAACAACGCCGCTGGTTTGCAGGTTTTAAGACTGATCCTCAGCGTGTGGTTGCTACTCGTTCCGGCACAGAGAGCGATATGACTTACTCCCTGCCGTCTAAGGACGATGACCGCATCAACTTTAGAATTGCGGCTACAGAGTTCAATAAGATTCTGCACATTTCTCCGCTGTCTCACCTGATCCTTCTGACAACGGGCTCTGAGATTCGTATCAGTCCCCAGAACTCAGACGCGATCACTCCGTCTTCTATTTCTGCCCGACCTCAGAGCTACAACGGGGCCACGACAGTCAGGCCGCTCGTCTACAACAATAATCTGATCTTCGCTTCTGCCCGTGACGGCCATGTCCGAGAACTCGCATATCAGTATCAAGCAGGCGGTTTTGTGTCCGGAGATCTGTGCCTGAGAAGTCAGCACCTCTTTGACTTCAAGACGATCAAGGACGCCACGGCACAGAAGGCTCCGTACCCCATCATGTGGTTTGTCTCCTCCGACGGAAACTTGCTCGGCCTCACGTATATTCCTGAACAACAGGTCGGCTCCTGGCACCGTCACAACACAGACGGAGTTTTTGAATCCTGCTGCGCTGTTTCAGAAGGCGTGGAAGATGCCCTTTACTGCGTGATCAGAAGGACAATCAACGGAAGCCAGAAGCGCTATGTTGAGCGTATGAGAACACGAAACTTCAAGAATTTGGCTGATGCCTTCTTTGTCGATTCCGGCGCGACCTACAACGGGACGCCTACGACCACGATCTCCGGAATTGATTGGCTCGAGGGAAAGACAGTTTCTATTTTGGCCGACGGTGCTGTCCAGCCTCAGCAGAAGGTTGTAAATGGCAAGGTCACTCTCAACCATGAAGCATCGGTGGTTCAAGTCGGTCTTCCGTATCAGTCGGATGTGAAAACACTTCCGGTCATCCTCCAGGATCAGTCCGGAGGTATGGGCAGGGTTAAGAACGTCTATAAGATCACAGTTCGGGTTAATAGAAGTTCCGGAATCTTCGCAGGCCCCAGCTTCGATAAGAATGACCTTGTTGAATACAAGCAGAGAACGATCGAGCCCTGCGGATCTCCTCCCGCGCTCAAGTCGGATGAAATTGATCTTCAGCTTTATTCAACATGGACTCGAGGCGGTCAGGTGTGTTTGAGACAGCTCGATCCCCTGCCGGTCACAATGCTGGCCCTGACCTGTGATCTATCAGCTTAACGTCCATAAACATTGAAGCTTCGCCGTTACCTTAAAGAAAAATTGAGGTAACGGCTCATGGGTAAGTACGATCAATATGTTGGCGAGGATCTTGACGTTCCTCTGTACGAGGGACAAGGCTCCTCGTCAAGTTTTTCTAAGATAACTTCAGACGCGGCAAACGGTCTGGGCAGTTTCGGCCTTGGATTTTCGATGGGGCACAATGCGGTCAACGGCATTGTTGCTCCGATCCTTGCCTTTCGCCAGGCGAAGCAGCAGAAGCAGCTCTACAAGATTCAGGGCGAGATTTCAAAACTGCAGGCGCAGTCTTTCCGGACAGCGGCAGAAGATGTTTTGAAGAGAGCTCAGCAGGAAGTTGCCGCAGTTACTTTTCGTGCCGGACAAACAAAAGCCACTACTCGAGTGGCTCAGGCGGCCAGCGGTGTAGCGCTCGGAACCGGTAACACTGCGGAAGTGATGGCCTCTCACGACATCGCCAAAGAGATGCAGGTCAATCAAATCCTCGCAAACGCCGTTGCCGAATCTTTTGGCTATCGGCGCAGAGCAGTCAATTACTCAAACAATGCAATCGCTCTTAACGCCCAGGCTAAAAACATCTCTCCCTGGGCGTCGGCCGTATCCACTGGCATGAGCATTCTCATGAATCCGAACGGAGCTAAGGGCAATCCTTTAGACCCCAACTCAGGATCAACGGGCTCCGGCTATCTCGATAACGTCGTGAGCATCGGCAAGTTGTTCACGAGCGGCGCCGGCGGTATGAGCGGAGGAGCAGGAGTCTAAACATGGGAACAATGAAACTTCCTTCAGTTGACAATCCCTACAGCGTCCCGGTGTCTGTCACTCAGCCGGGCGGAATGCATTCTGAAATCATCACCGCGCCTGAAAGTCCGATGTCAGTTCGGCATGCTGGCGAAGCAATGAACAAATTGTCCGGAGATCTTAGGAATGCATACGACAAATGGCAGCTGGAAATTGATAAGACGCGCCTCGATGACTTATCGACTCAGCTTGAACATGCACGCATAGACCTTCGAGTTAATCCGGAGAACGGGTACGAAAGACTTAAAGGTGTAAACGCGCTTGAGCGCCCGGACGGAAGAAGTCTGAACGATGAAGTCAGCGATGCCTTTAAACAACGCTATGAAAAGCTGAGGGAGCAGGCTGGAAACGCTCGAGTCCGCAGTGCCTTTGATCGTCTTTATCAGGCCTCAAGCCTGAAGCTCAATGATCAGGTCAACACCTATGTCACGAGCCAACAGCTTGAATACAAAGACGCAGTTCTTAAAAATCAGCTTAGCCTTGCTCTTAATCAGGCAGCTGACGCCGACCCGGAAACCGCAAAGTCCGGACTTGTTGCGGCTCGTTCTATTGCTCAGCAGATCGGAGACTTTCACGGCACGCCTGTCGACATGATCAAAGTTCTGGGGCCGATCCACGAGCTCCGAGTGAGCAATATGATCGATGCGGGCCAGCTCTCTCAGGCCAAGGCTTACATTGCTCAGCACAAAACCGAGATGGGCCCGAAAGCAGGGCTCAGATTAAAGTCGGCAATGCAGATGGCTTCAGATCGAGCGACTATCAACCGCTACACGGATGAAATTCTCAAGAAGGACAATGGCAAAGCCAGAGAGCTTTTAGACAACATCAATGCTGTTCCGGAAAAGTATCGCGCCGCTGTCAAAAACAAGGTGTACGGAGCCAAGAGAGAGCAGGAAGCGCTTGAGAAGGCGACAAACTACGACAATCTCAATCAGGCTTTTCAGTTCGTAGATAACGGTGAGGAAGTTCCCGCCTCCCTCATGTCGACAATCAAGACGAATGACCGCGTCGGATACGAGAAGATTCAGCGGGCAATCGAGCATCAAAAGTTCCCTTGCACTGAGGATGATCCTGCTGTTTTGGGGAACCTTGAAGAGTTGGCAGAAAGAGATCCGGAAGAGTTTGCTCAGACTAACTTTGATCAGTACCGCGGTTACCTCACAAAACAGACCATCAAGACTTTGAAGTACAACGTCGAGAAACTCGACGATCAGCAGTACAAGGCTTTCATGGCCAAGGTCAAACAGCGCTGCAATGATGAAAAATTCAACGCTAAGAAGACAAAGAATGCTGTCCTTTCTGCTCAGTCTCTTTATGCGGCCAGAACCCAGCAGGCCGAGAAAAACGTCCTGAGCAATGACACCTTGAACTCAATGGTCAACACGGTGTTTGAAGGACAAAAGCCGGGGCTTTTGTTTGACTACAACGAGGTCTCCGGCGCCGACTTCAGACAAGAGAAGAAGATTGATTGGGAAGCTGTGCCGCAGGCAGGCTTTAGAACTAAGGCCACAGAAGCTGACAGGCTAAGTGCCGTCAACAATATCCGCAGTCGGTACTTCAACCTTCCGCCGCTTCAGAACCTCACGAAGCAGCAGTCTCAGCTGATCGATGCTCGGATGGGCGGTATGCCAATTAATCGTGAGCTTTGGGAAAGAGCTTACGCAGAAGCCAAGAGACAAGCCAAGAACAATCCTCGCAATCCCGCTGTGACGCGTGCGGCAGTCGAACTCATTGCCCTGCACATGGCGTTTGGAGAAAAGTAAATGCCGAATTTTTTCATTACAGACGAACAAGCAATTGAAACTCCGGACGGCTCTATGGAAGTTCCGGGAGAACCGACAACCCAGTCTGTGGTTGCCCAGGAACCCACTGAAGGGCTGACTGTTGAACCGGTCAATCCGGTTCCCGTTCCTCCCGCTCAGCCTTTCAACCCTTACGAGATTATCGAGCGCGACGCATATTCTGCATCCCAATTTGTTCTAGGAAAGGATCCTGGCCGCACGGCGGAAGTTTTAGACATTTCCCGCCAGCTCGGAATTTCTCCGACAGAAGTGGATTCTGATTTTGAAGGATCGAAATACCGCCTTGAGAAACTTCGCACGGCCAACACCTTGAAGCAATCCCCCGGACTTTCTGACTACATAACGAATAATCCAGATAAAGCTCCTGTTCTGAAAAATGACCTTAAGCCGCTGACTAAGACGGACATTCTTCTCAACGAGCTTGCGGAAAAGATGGCCTCACGCAATCCTGCCGAGCCTCCGAAATCTTTGACCTATGCGGATGAAGAAACCGAGTGGAAGCGGGAGGATGAAGACTATGAGCCCGAGGTCAAAACCCTTGACGGCTGGAGAGCCGGATATTTGTCCGGAGAACTGCAGAACGAGCAGGGCCGTATGTATGAGGATCTGCGCTTAGGCAAGATTACAAAAGACGCCGCTTTTGAAAAGCGTTCAAAAGAAATCGATGACACGCTGGCCGCACTGGACGAAAAGTTCAAGGATTCCTGGCTGTCCTATCCGACCATGAAGACGATCGGGCAGATGCTCACGGTCAGCGGAGACACCGCCGCTAAGGGTGCAGCTCTCGGTATGGGAGCAGGCGCCTTGGGTTTGGGTGCCCTTGCGTTAGCGGGAGCTCCTGTTGCCGTCCCTGTCTCACTTGGAGCACTAGGCCTCATGACAATGAGCGGCGCCGTCATGGAAACCTCAAAGGAGGTTGAGGGCGGTCTTGCTTACAAAGACATGCGAGAGGCAGGCATTGATGATGACGTTGCCAGACGATTGTCCGGAACGGTCGGCTTTGTTAATGGCTCCTTGGAAGCCATCGGTGATGCCGTGCTCACGAAGTTCGGAGGGAAGCTCCTTGGCATAACCGGCTTTAAGCAGATGTTCGGCCAGAAGGTCAAAGAAAAAACTATCGAAGCACTTAAAAAGCCGACCTTCAGAGCCGCGGCTGTGGATGTTGCCAAGGCTTTCACAACAGGCCTTGCAACCGAAGTAGGTGTTGAAGAGCTTCAGGAAATTTCAAACATTGTTGCTGAAGAGGCCGCCAAGAAACTCACAAAAGATGTGCAGTTTGATTCCATTACTCCGGATGAAGTGATGGATAGATTGGCCGACATCGGGATTGAGACGATTAAAGGTGTTTGGGCACTGGGTCTTGCTGGCGGTGCAGTAGGTATGACGCGCCACATCTCTAAGATCAAAACCGCCCAAAGGAATCAGGAATTCTTCGAGAACCTTAATCAGATTGCTCCGGAAATAACTGCCCGAGAGACTGCACCCGGAGTTGTCTCCGAGGCCGTTCAGAACCAGGCAGAGAGCGCAGGCAAACCCACGATTTACGTAGATGGGGAAATGTTTGCGCAGACAATGCAAGAGAAAAACGTTCGTCTGGAAGACCTGAAGAAGATCAATCCTGAGCTAGGAAATGCTATTCAAAAAGCCGTGGCTTCGGGCGGAGACGTTGAAATCTCTACCGGAGACTACGCCGCCCATATTGCCGGAACTCCTTTCGGAGAAGCTTTGACTCAGCACCTTAGATTCAATCCGGACGAACTCAGTGCCTACGAAGCGAAAAAGGCACGCAAACTTGTCTCTGACTGGGTTGGCCAGAATGATTGGGATCTTTCAACTGAAGAGGGCAGGGAAGCAGCGACAAAGGAAATCAACCAGGCTGTAAATCAGGTTCAGAAGTCTAAGTATGCGCAGGCCTTCGATGACCTGACTAAGAGCATGACTCAGAGTCTTATGGCCAGCGGAATCAATGGCTATCGAGAAGAGAGAATTGCAAGGCAGTATGCTCGACTGGAGGCGGCCAGTATTGTGCGTCTGGCCAAAGATGCCAATATCGCTCCGGAACGCATTGCGGAATTTGCGCCGAAGATTCAGTCTTCTGCTGGCATTGAACGAACAGAGCTGGTTCAGAAAAGAGCTGGACAGAAAGAGAATCCAGCAGTTTCCGCTCCAGAAAAAACGGCGGAACAAAAACTGAAAGAGGACAGTGATACTTGGGGAAAGCTTGTTGATGGATTAAAAGAAAAACCCACTCAAAACGTGGTAATGCTCAAGCAAACCCCGCTTGTGATGAAATTGATCGGGGCAAAGTTCTTAACGCTTCGGGCCACCCCTCATATGTTCGATGGTGCCCTGCCAGGAGCAAAAAAATCTAGTCCTTCTCACCATATTCATCCCGAGATTTCGAAACGAGTTTTGAAGCAAATTCCAGAAGCGCTGACAGATCCGATTGCAATTTTCAGAGATGATCGGAGAGAAAATACCTATCTCTTCATGCTTGACCTAAAGGCCGAAAATAATCAAAACGTTGTTGTCGCGGTTAAATTTAATGGCCCCGGAAGGCATGCTGAAATCAATTTGGCAAAAACCTCTTGGGGCCCTGAAAATACGCTGTACTTTCCGTTGCAGGAGCAAAACAACGCTTTGGTTTACGCCAATAGCCAAAAAATAAGTCGTTGGAACAAGAGCTCCGGCATCTATAGCCTTCGGGGTTCCAACGACTCAGGTGTTAGTGTAAAGACCGAGGCCGACCTAGTCAAGCTTCGGAAGCTGTACCCTGGTTATTACCAAACCGAAAAGATCGAACCGCGGTCCATCAATGTTCCTGCGACTGAAGTTTTTGCCAAGCTTGGCTTGGAACTTCCGGAAGGATTTAAGCCGACTAACGTCACTTTGATCAGCACAAGACCCGTCACGGAACGCTCGAATATTGAAGAGTTTTCCGGAGCGGTATTGCCGGAGAACGCTCCGAAAGAACTTGTTGACGCTTTGGAAGAAAAGGGCATCCGTGTAGAACTTAGCAGTAACCGCAAGACTGTGAGAGCTAAGGCCGTCTCTCAACTGTCCCAAAAGATTCAGGACTCTCTTGTCTACTTCCAGAACGGAACAAACGAGCGAGGCGGCTACAGCCCTAAACAAAATACAATCCACCTGACTCCGAATGCTGACTTGTCCACCTTTGCCCATGAAATGAGCCACTGGTATCTTGAAAACCTGATGCAGCTGGCTGGCGAAGCGGGTGTCTCCGGACTTATCAAACAGGACGCAGAAACGCTTCTGAAAGACTTCGGCCTCAAGTCGCTGGATGAATGGAAGAACCTCAGCATCGAAGAGAAGAGAAAGTTTCACGAGCGCTTTGCCTATCAGACCGAAATCTATTTGGCCACAGGTAAGCCGCACAATCCTAAGCTCATCACTGTTTTCAAGAATCTCGGTAAATGGATCAGGGATGTTTATAGAGCTTGGACGGGTGGAGTTGCCGAACAAAGAGCGGCTCAGTACAAATCTGAATTTGGGGAGGAGCTGCCTCAGCTCTCTGAGGAAGTTCAGCGCGTTATGGATCGAATGCTCAATGCTGAAGCCGACCTCTATCAGGCTGAAGTATCTGAATCCATGCGACCGCTCTTTGACGAAAAGCCCAAAGACATGAGCGAGGAAGATTGGATCGCCATGCAGAAGGCGCACGATGAGGCGCTGGCGGATGGAGAAGCTCTGTTAAATGAGGCAAAAGCGAAAGATGAGAAGTGGTACTCGAACGCCAGAGCCAAGACCTTGCGAATGATCCAGCGCAAAGCCAAAGAAATCCGCGACAAGGTTAAAGAAGGCGTTACGGCAGAGATCGAGGCTGAGGCGGGAACTCGAGCTTATGAACTAATCAAGAAAAGCAACGAAACCTTTGGCATCAATTGGAAATTTGATCCGGAAGCATTGACGGCCGCCAAGGTCAGCTCTTCTGCAATCAAAAAGCTGAGCGCTCTTGGCCTGACAAAGAAGGGTGGAATGGCGCCGTCTGAAGTAATGGAACTCATGCGAGGTCAGGGCAATGCGTTTGCGACTGTCCAAGATATGGTCCAAGGTCTTCTTGAGGGAGCACGAAAAGACGAGCGCATCGAAAAAGAAACTACTCGAAGATGTATTGAGAAGTATTCCGAAAACTTTACTCAGGCAGGCATTGATGCTCAGATTACCGAGGCCCTGCAGAACGAAGCCCGAGCAAGGTTTGTTGCAACGGAGTTTAAGTACTTGGCAGGAAGCCCTGCAGGAATCAGCCAGAGGATGATCAATGAAGCGGCCAAACGTTCTGCAGAATTGATGCTGGCCAACATGCCCGTTTACAACGTCAATCCCCGGAACTTTGTGGCTATGCAGGCAAGGGCCTCCAGAAAGGCTTATGAAGCATTAGCCAGCGGGGATAAGGGAAGGGCCGCCGCATACAAGCGTCAGCAGTTGATGTATCTGCAGGCAGCGCTTCAAGCTCTTGATGTCGACAAGCAAGTGGATCGTTTTGAACGAATCCGCAAAAAAGCTTTCTCTGCAGATAAGAAACTTGCTAAGACTTATGACCTTGATGTCCTTAATGTACTTCGCGCTGTCTTCAATATTGAAGGCTTTGGAAAAACTAAACCCGAAGATGTAGACCTTCTGGCTGTAGAGAAAACTATCAATGTTTTTGAAGAGATTGCTCGTCCCACTTATGAGATGTTGGATGGAATATTTAAACGTTACAGAGGACTTCAGGGAGGCCGAGGGTACAGCACTTTGACTTACGGTGACTTCCTGGCCTTAGCAGAAGATGTGAATATGCTCTTTGCGATCTCTCGTCAATGGAAGGAAACTACTCGTGAGGCAAAAGCAGAAGCTCGTGAGCAAGCGGCTAAGGAGTTGATTGCCCAGATGAGCACACAGAATCTGTCTTACAACACAGTGGGACAGACAGAGGCAACAACCGCTTATGAGAAATTCAAACAAGATGGCCTCCTGAGTCTCGGATCTGCGCTTGTTCGTGTTGAGTCTTGGTGCAACAAAATGGATACAGGCAATCCCAACCATCCGTTCAGATCCTACATCTACGATCCGGTTGCTCAGGCCACGGCTAAATTCCGCAACCGTAACAGTGAACTTCAGCAAAAGCTCGCAGAGATAATTAAACCGATGCAGAAGGAATGGCTGTCTCGGACGGACATCCACGCTCCGACTCTTAACTACACGTTTAGAACTAAGGCGGAGCTTATCGGAGCTCTTCTTCATACCGGCAATGAATCGAACAAAGAAAAGCTCTTGCTCGGTGGTAGAGGAAAGGGGAACGCCTGGGCCGAGATGGTTGAAGACCAAGAGGGCAATAAAAAATTAGATACTAAACGATGGGATCAATTCATTTCCCAGTGTTACGCTGACGGCACAATCACCAAGGCGGACATGGATTTCGTACAGCAGGTATGGGATCTTCTGGAATCGACAAAGGAGGATGCGCAGAAGGCTTACAAGAATCTATACGGGTACACCTTCAAAGAGATTGAAGCCTCTCCGATTCAAACTCCGTGGGGAGAATATCGAGGCGGTTATGTTCCGGCGACAACGGATAAATACCTTGTGGCAGACAAGGCCACGTTTGATGAAATTGACCAGCTTACTAAGACAGACTCGCTGAGCCAAATGCCGGTATCAAATCCTGGTTTCACAAAAGCTCGAGCTTCTGACTATCACGAACCTCTGAGCTTTGATATGGCGATAATTTCAAACCATATTTCTTCAGTTCTGAGATTTTGCTATATCGCTCCGGTCGCTCAAGATATCGCCAAGCTGCTTATTAATAAGGACCTGAAGGAAAGAATCGATTCTCAGGATCCCACGACAATGAAAGACATGCTTAAGCCCTGGCTTAAACGGTCCTATACCCAAGATGTCAGTGACGGGAAAAGCGGATGGATCAGCAAGAAGCTCAACGAACTCAGAGGTATCGCCGGTATCAACATCATGATGGGCCATGTCGTGAACGCTCTTCAGCAATTTACTGGGTTCTCAATTGCGCTCACTAAGGTTTCCGGACGAAATCTTATTGACGCTGCCGGTGTCTTTGCCAGAGACCCGAGAAAAGTAACGGAGCAAATTACTCAGCTTTCTCCATTCATGATGTCTCGCCTCAATGACCGTGCTATGGAGTTTCAGTCTCAGGTCTATAAGATTTCTTCTACTCAGGACAATCGTGTTACGAAGCAAAAGGGAATCTTCAATAAGACAGTAGCGGCTAAGGCTAAATACATTCAGCCGGTACATGACTTCCTGATGCGAAAAGGATACTTCCTGCAGTCTTTCTGTCAGATTCCAATTGATGCGATCACTTGGGTCGGAGCTTATAACCAGGCGCTGCAGAAAGGACGGACTACAGAGGAAGCGGTCCTGGATGCAGACTCGGTTATCCGCACGACCATGTCCGACTTTTCTCCGGAAAACGTTGCTAATGTCGAAACAGGAAATGCTTTGTACCGATCCTTCCTCGTTTTCTACAACTACTTCAACATGCAGTTCAATCTGCTCAACGAACGCTTCCACGCCGACAGCATGGAGAAGAAACTGATTAGACGTTACGGCATGTATGCGCGAGACGCTCTCTTAGTTGTAACGATTCCTTCCGTTGTTGCAAAACTCATTGAAGCAGTGGTCTTCGGAGATCCGGACACAGGCGACGATGACGAATTCGGCATGGACGATATGTTGAGAATGCTGGCCTCCGAATCCTTTAAGAATGTCGTGGCGATGGCTCCTATCGCGGGACAATTTATTAACACTGCCGGCGCAAGCTTAGCCAAAGATCAAAAAGGCGGAGCAGTTTCGGACGTTGCGCGATTCATCTGGGGGACCGATCCTTATGTTGGCAGGATTATGACCGCTCCGGCTTATGGCCTTATCGAAGGAAGCGGCAAGGCGATTCAACAAACCGTTGAGATTCTCAACGATGAGGATGTGAATGCCCGGTCCTACACGCGCAATATGCTAGATCTTCTATCTGTGGTAACTGGTCTGCCGCTTGGCTTCTTAAAGAAACCGCTGGGTTACATGGCGGGAGTTGAAGCGGGAGACATCCAGCCGGCGAACGCTGGTGAATTTATTCAGGGAGTTCTTTCCGGGAAAGCGAAGAAGGACTGAGAACCCGTCCATAAACCTCCTTGCTGTCAAATGAAAATTGATGGCAAGGAGATCGCTAATGTCAATTTCTCAAGAACTTCGGAGAGCCGGTCCTTATATCAGTGATGGCTCAACAAAGGCCTTCACATTCAGCTTTAAAGTGATGAAGGGTTCCGACTTGTCCGTTGTCGTTGCTGACAATAAGGACACTTCGGTCTCGGAAACGCTTGCCTCTACAAACTACACGGTTACGCTTAACGATAACCAGGAAAATTCTCCCGGAGGTACAGTCACTTTAAACAATGCGCTTCCATCCGGGAAGGCGCTGGCGATTCTCTCGAATGCTCCTTTCCTCCAGGAAAAGGTATTTACCAATGCCGGGGGCTTCTATCCGGAAGTTCTAAATGACGCTCTCGACACTTTGACTATTTACTGCCAGCAGCTGAAGGAAGCCCTCGGGCGATGCCTGATTGTTCCAAGCACATCGGAGCACACACCGCAGGAGGTATTGGCAGAAGTCCTTGAGATCGCTTCCACTGCTAATGATTACGCGCAGCAGGCACAAGCCATCTATGACACAGTCAAAGGTGATGTTGCGGAGATCAAAGCGCTAAAGAGTGAGATCGACCACCTCGTCCTTACCTTCCAGACGATCGAGCAACTCGCGGCGCAAGCTCAGGCCAACGCGCACTCTACGAACGACGACAAGCTGACATGCCAACAGGCCCTCCAGCAGATTCAAGCAATCGCGGCGCAAACCGGATTCTCTACCCGGACAAGTCCGACGGTATCCGAGTCGGAGACTTTTCCGCTTTCTAATCTCACGCCTTCTGCCTACGCCAAGGTCGGGGACTTGGTTCTTAATTCGACCAACGGTGACTTGTTCCGGATTACCGCGGTAACGGCAACGACAGCCACAGTGGGAGCAAAGATTTCAAACCTGCGCGGCCCTCGCGGTGAGCGCGGTTTGCAGGGCAGTCCGGGGCCCGCGGGCGAGCGCGGTGAAGCGGGGCCTATGGGTCAAAGCCCGTATGCGACTTGCTTCGGTCAGTTCCAAGTAAACGGAGAGGGAATGCTTCAGCTCGAATACGTGGGTCTTGCACCTGCTGAATTTTCAATCAACGATAACGGGGAGGTAGAAGCTACCTATGCCAACACTTAATATCGGAAAAGTGCGCTACACGTGGAAAGGCACGTATAGCGCAACAACCGCATACAGCATTCTTGACCGAGTGAAGGACGCCGACGGTTATGTCTATGAAGCGATTAAAGCCGCGCCCGCGGGAACTGCCCTTACCAACGAAAGCTATTGGATAAAACTTTCCGTTCAAGGCCCGAGGGGTGATAAGGGGGAGACGGGGAATGACGGGCCGAAGGGTGATACGGGCGAGGCACCGACGGCCATTTTGTACACAGAGCAGAACAACCTGACAGACGCTCAGCGGGCGCAAGCTCGAACAAACATCGGCTGGGCCGCGGCGTTTGCCGCATCTTTTGCTTCGGCGATAGCTACTTGGGCGACCAGCACTTTGGGCTCAAAGATCGAGGCCTATCTCGTACCGATTTTGAAACAGCTCTGTCTCGATAACGGCGCCACTCAGGCAGAGATCGACGCCCTCGAAGCTGAAGAAACAAGCGAATCTGATTCATAAGGAGATAAAACATGAACACTCAAGAGATTAGAGAAGAAGCAAGAAAATCCTGCAAATATCCGGTCATCAGTCCTGAAGCGGTTGATACCATGATCGACCGCGCAGACTACCACCGCGTGGAAGGTACGGGAACGATGGTCTGCACACTGATTCTCAAGAATGGTTTCACCGTTACCGACACTTCCGCATGTGTGGACGTTCGCAACTTTAACGAGGAAACCGGCAAGAAGATTTCCTACTCCAAAGCCCGTGACAAAGTTTTCCATGTCCTCGCTTTTGCCTACTGCGACGAACATTACGGAGAACAGGCATGACAACACTTGCAGAGATTAAGGCCAAATACCTCTCTGAGGCTTTGGCAAGAAAGATCGAGAAGTACTGCATTAAAGACCACACGGGCCGCATTGTTGCACGGAGTAATTCTCCCGTTGTCCACGTATTCAATAATGAAGAGGATGACGCATACGCCGCTGAGCACTACACGCTAAAAGAAGTTTTTAATGGCATGAAGTTTTGGCAGGGCGAACTCTCTCCCGCTGGATTGTTCCAATCCGCCGACGGTCAGTTCTACACGGAAACCGAGTTGCCCGAAAACACCGACGCATTCTGCAAAGAACGTTACAGCAACGAGATCAGAGCAGAGCGCAATGCTCGAATCTCGGATACAGACGACTATGTGAAACTGCCTGATATTACCGTGGCAAGAAGCGCAGGAGCCAAGCGCAGTGCTTTAGACGACGCTGACAGAACGGCCCTTGAGACCTACAGACAGGCGCTCCGAAACTTGCCCGAGGCGCAGGGTTTCCCGTTCGTGCCGTGGCCTGAGTTTCCTACCGCTTTGGTTTACGAGCTACAGCAGAAAGTTGACGCAAGACAAAACATGAGACAAGGAGGTTTATAAATGACCTTGAAATCTTTAATTCAGCGGCTACTCGATAGCCGAACGACACCGAGTGAGGCTAGTCACTCAAGCTACCCTGATGACGGAACCGTCACTCAGTTTTCTCCCTCGGCAACTTCAGTGTCAAGCTGGACGAAGGTGGTTAACTCCACCATTGCTCCAAGCGATGGCTATGTGATTGTTCGAGGAAAGGCGACAGGAGAATCCTATGTACAAATAACCGCTGGGGATAATCCTCCACATATGGAGAGAAGCACTTTTGCTAAAGCAGCTTTGAATCAATACGCGATTCTCAATCTGCCAATCGCAAAAGGAAAAACATTCAAAGTGTTTGCTGAAAATACAGCTGAGATAACTGTTGGCCTGATAAAGTCAATTGGGGGGGGGTACTACTTCTTAAGAACGCTCTTCTGCAAGGAGGTGGCCTATGCTTAAACGGCTTATCCAGTTCTTTGCGGAGAAGTTCTTGGTTAGCAAGAAGGAGTGGGTCGGAAGTCAAGGTCTTTTCTCAAACCCAAATCCCGGAACAACGTTCTTTGTTAACCACGCTCAGGCTCAGCTTTATACGCCTCCAAGTGATGGATGGATTACATTCGGCGGAAACCGACCATCGATCAATGTCGGCATTACTGGAAAGTTGGGAACGTGTTGCATTAACTCTCAAGGCTATCTCAGAATTACAACTCCGGTTCGGAAGGGGGATACCGTTAGTCTCTATTGCGAGACGGACGATCAGCAACCGCTTGAAGCAAAATTCGTTCCCAGCGAAGGGGCAGCGTAGCACTTCACTTGTAGGAGGTGCGTCATGCTGAAGTCGCTCCTCCAACTGCTCCTAGAGAGTTTCCATAAAAGCCATAGGTCAATGCCCCGTTTGACGGGATTGCAACATTCAACCGTCACCGTTCCATCGCCTTTATCTACCAACTTGATAACCATCACCACAGGTGTAGCACCTTGTGATGGTTGGTTACGAGTACAACTAGAGGACAATCAAGCAAAGGACATCACTATGTTTCTCCAAAACAGTATAGGCGCAGACTCTGGCTTTTGCTATTCAAAAGATTGGGGGTGGCCGTCATGTTCTATGCCAATAGCGAAGGGAGATTCATACACGGTAAAAATTAGATATGGAACGCCGCCGAATGTGGCCTCAATACTGCACGTTGATTTTTATCCGAACTTTGGCGCCTCTTAACCATCCCGCCCCTCAATCCGAGGGGCTTTTTGCTAGGTGTGCGCATTGAAAGAAAAAGCGCTCATAACATGTCCAAAAAGAGAGATAAACATGGAAACAGATTTCAGCCTCAGCGAGTTTGCCAGCACGGTAAACCTAATAGTGTTCACGCTCATTCTTATATGTGCGGCATCGGGTTCTGCTATGCCGTACGTGCGAGCGGAACGGGACTGGAATTTTCCGCGCTGGTTCATTGAGTTTGTTACGTCATGCGCGGCCGGATTCATTGTCTATCTGATCCTCCGCACCTCGAAACTCAGTTGGGAGTGGATCGGGGCTTGCAGCGGAGTGTCTTCTTACTTCGGCCTGAAGATCATGAACACTCTTTACGGTGTCGTCACAGGCAAATTAAAACTTACCGTACACAATGGAGCGAACCATGGCAATTAGTATGCGCTCAGTTATCGCAGGGCTGATTAAGCTCATTCTTTTCTTTGCTTTTTATATGGCAGGGTGGCTTACAAACTCTCAGTTGAATCAGTACACGATCGTGTCCCAGCAAGACCGGATCAACATGTTGGAGAACGAAACCGCGCTCCAGCGCCTCCAGATTAACGAGCTAAACAGACGAGCAACTTCAAACACTGAGAATCTGAAGCAGCTTGAACGCATTAGTTCAGATATTGAATCTCTCAAAAAAGAAGTTCAGCAACTGCACGGCTTACACAATACGAAGGAGCCTAAATGAGAAAGCAAGATATTTTGTTGTACCCGCCTGAATTAGCAACTCAGTTCATATCTGAGTTTGAGCAAGGTCCCAAAGGCGGACCGGCCCTTGAATCCTACAAATGCCCCGCTGGGGTCTGGACCATCGGTTTTGGCCACACCAAAGATGTACATCCTGGAGAGCACATTACGCGGGCCGAGGCTTACGACCTACTGGACAAAGACCTCATTCATAAACAAGAGGAGCTGGCAGCGCTCGTTCACGTACCCGTTACAGAGAATCAATTTATTGCCCTGATGTCTTTCGTTTTCAACTTCGGCATTACGAAGTGTCGAAGGTACACACTCTTCAAAATGATTAACGCAGAGAACGAGGACGGGATTAGGGAATGGTGGCCTAAATATGTCAACCCTGGCTCGAAGTTTGAAGACGGGTTGAGAAGGCGCCGAAACGCAGAACTAGAACTATTTTTCAGAAAATGATCCGAGTAATTTTGATTATTGCCGCCGTCATGTTCTCCAGTCTCTTGGGTTACCACTTCGGCCAGCAGGAAACGGAGTTGCGCTGGACGCAGGAGCGGGAGCAACTGCTTGCTCACCAGATTGAAACGTTACAAAGGAAAGATCGTGAGATTGCTCAGTTGGAAAAGTCTATTGGTGTCCTTAACGATTCTGCTCTCCGGGTGCGCGAGCGAGACGCCGCGATACAGCGAAAGTTACAACGCGAGCTTGGAGAGTGTGGTCGATTTAGACGCGCACTGGAGCTCTCTTCAAAAACTCTTGCAGAATGTGCAGAGCGCGCAGTCAGCGATAGAAGAATCATTGAAAGATGTGCAATCCAACTCAGATAGAGGAGAGAAAAAATGACTGAACTAGAAAAACTCGGTATCCAGAACAGTGAACGGACGAAATGTGAGATCTGGACCCGCGTTATGGGCTACCACCGCCCGATTGACAGCTTCAATGTTGGAAAACAGGGAGAGGTTGCAGAACGCAAATACTTCGATGAGAAAAAGTGCTGCTGTCGCAAATAAATAAATGGATAGGGCTTAGAAAGGCACCAGCTTTCTAAGCCCAAGGAAGGCGCCAGAAGGGAATTTAGGCACCACGTTTTCTTAAAAACAGTTTAATTATACCCTTTCACTTTTCAGAAACATCTTGTAATATTCCCTCTGTCGCTACTCAAGTCCAGTTTTGAAGCCTCAGTGAGCACTGTACGCGAGGCTAACTCGTTACGATGCCTCAATTTATGAACGCGACCGCGGGATCCACGGATCCCGTTTTTATTGTCTGGTGAGGTAGGCAATACGGTAGGCAAAAATTTTTATCCTTCTGAATGCCTTGAGCCTCAACTCCATTTGGTTCCGGTTCGGGCCACCACCCCTCACCTTAGCAGACCTAACTAAATCCAACTAAAACTAACTAAAAAGGCCCGCCGTTATTGGCTTCCAGCCCATGCCTTTCCTTTATTACTTGGTCAGATTAAACTAAAACTAGATAAATTAAACTAATTTTTGCGGTAGGCAATAAGGTAGGCAGAAAATGGCTACTAAACTGACCCAGGCTTTTATTGATAACGTTGAGCAGGACGGATATTTTTTTGATGCAAAAATCGAAGGGTTGTGCTTTAGAAAACGCGGTCCATCATGCTCCTGGTATTTCAGAAGAACGATCAACGGCAGACGCCGTGAAGTAGGTATCGGCTCAACAAAACGGCTTTCACTAGTTCAGGCAAGGGCTGAGGCCACCAGATTAAAAGCCCTCACGGATGAAGAATTCCTACAGCGTTTTGAGAAAAAAGAGAAACACCAGCCTGTAGATTCGTTGACGTTCTCAGACGTGGCCAGCAAGTTCGAGGCTTGGAATCTCGAAGTAGGCAAATGGCAGGAGCTTGACAAAGGGCATCGTGTTTACAGATCAAGAATGAAAAATCATGTGCTGCCGTTTATTGGGAATCTCGAAATCAACTCCATAACGTGCGACAACATCTCAGAGCTAGCGAAACGAATTCACGATAAACCGGATACGGTTGAAAGAGTTGTTCAGTTAATAAAGAGAATTTTTGACTGGGCGAAAGCAAAGCGCTATTTCAGTCATGACAACCCAGCTGATAAATCCGGTGCATTGAAGTTTTTACTGCCACCAGGCAAACATATTCCTAGAAACAGAGGCGCCCTGAGCGTGAAGGAGTTGCCCGCTTTTATGAAAGAACTTCATGACAACTTCGCAGGCTCGAATGCTAACAGGTGCGCGTTTTTTGCAATTCTCACAGCAACACGCTCACAGACAGCACGCGAGGCTAAGTGGAGCCAGATAGATGTTGAAAATAAAGTTTGGGATATTCCGCCGTCTCAGCTGAAGATGTCTGAGAATGGGGCGCTGATCGTCCCCCTGGCAGATGAAGTGATTGAATTCTTGAGGCAGATACCAAAAACAAATGATAGGGACCTTATTTTCCCTAATCCTCAAGGGGATGTGATGACTGACACAGCATTTTCTAATGTTGTGAAGGATCTGCCTAGCAAATGGATTGACTGTGAGCAGACACGCTCACGAGAGAAGGAGGTGCGCGCCACGCCTCACGGGATTGCTCGTGCAACATTCAGGACGTGGGCACAAGATGATGAATTGGGTAACGATCAAAGATTTAGTGATCGTGTTGCCGAGCTCTGCTTGCACCACAAACCTCAAGATGGTTATAACGGTGCATACGAGCGAAATAAGTCATTTATCAGGCGTCGCGAAATGATGGACGCCTGGGCGAAGTATTGTTTTAGTTTGATCAAGCAATATTGAAAAACTGTCTGATTTTGCTTTCTTCAAACAGTCTGATCCCATTGACAACCTTGGCGGGTTTTGGAAACCCTACATCCTTTGGAATAAATCCGCGTGTGGAGTAATACCCGCCATTGATGTAGTTTTTAATTGTCGATATGGAGAGACCTGAAATTTCAGCGATCTCTTTTATTCTGATTAACCTGGTTTTCATTATTGTCCCTCTAATACCTTGTTTTTCTTCCATCGGCAGGAGAATCGAAAAACTCAACGATGTACTCTGTTCTGTCTTGCTCAAATTTTGCTGAGTATCGGAGCGCGTATTTTTTGCGTGCTTCATCAGCACTCATGCCCAGCAACTTGGCAAAAAGGTTATAAATTCCGTTGAGCTTTTCTTCTGAGAATTTTTTCTGAGAAAAAGCGGTCAGTGTGATCGCCTTAGTCCATGCCGGAATTTCAATCTGCTCGGTTATGTCTCTCAGGCTGATACTTTTATTCATTTGTTCTGTCCATGAAAAAACCGCCACTGTGGGCGGTCTGTCAGATATACGTTAATCATTCCCAAGGCTTAGGAGGTTCTTCCTGAGGTTCTGATTCGCGCTTTTCGTTGAGCCTCTGTTTGAACTTTTCGTTAAGAGCGTCCAGTTCCAATCTGCGCTCAACCACTTCCATGATGCAGTAGTTAGCCATGTCAATGAGAGTGTCATAAATACTTTCATCAACGACCTGGGCTTGTTCGCCCTTGCCTAATAGTGTTTTGAAGTTACGAAAAGAGTGTAATTTATTGGAAATGAGCGTAGGTTAGATGCTCATGATAGTAATAGGTTACGATTTAGTTAGTTATCTGCTGCATTATTCCTCTGCGCGTTGCGTAACC